ATTAAATTTCAGTCCTTTCCATAATTGGAGTCTTGATCGTATAAATCGTTTCGTACATGTCCTCCGGATCCGGGAGCCATGTCTGTTCGCGGGTAAATTCAAGGCCCGCCGCGTCAAACAGGGCTTCCAGCTTCGGATTGTACTCAGACGTGTCGGAATACCGCTCCACGGTCAGGTCATGCTTTGTCAGGAGATTCCGCATATCCGCCCCACCATGATCCTGAGCGTCCAGAAAATAGATGTACGGAGGCGGCGGAGCGTCGCCCGGCGGGAAGCATGTCTCCGCAACGGGCTCCCCAGCCTGTTCCAGCCACTTTTTAATGTCCATTGCGAAGCACCTCCTCCACCCGTTTCTCAAAGGCGGCGTTCGCAATTTGCTCATTTTTCTTGATATGCGGAAAAGCCCGTGTTCGGCCACCATTGCGCTTTGCATGACCATCTTCCAGCAAATGCGTCAGGCGGTATTCCTTGTTGTGGATCACCGTATGCTTTTCAAGTGGTGTATCTGCCGTGACCGTAACCTTCCAGCCCCTTTTGTATTTGCCGGTTGCACCGACCGGGCTATCGGCTTCCAAATTTTCCTTGCATTCTTTTGCAGTGACGTCTTCGGCTTCTTTGATCCCCGCCGTAACTTCATCGGTATATTCTTGCAGATTCCGAACAATCGTAGCTGCAAGATCATCGACGCTCACCGTTTCACTCATACAACCGCCCCAATTCTGCGGAGCGTCAGCACCGTGGCCGGCGGGTTCGCATCATAGAGGGGCTGCGCCTGCTCGATCTTGTACTCCGCTTTTCCGATAACCGCCCGGTTTTCCGTTGTGACATCTCCGCACAGCGGGATCTGGACCAACCGGGTGATTTCGGTGCTGGCCGCGCGGGCCGCCCAGTGCCTCTTAAACCCGACTACCCGATTTCCGTAGCAGAGCGTCAACAGTTTCGTATCCAGTTTGTTTCCCTTTACCGAGTAAATATCACAGGAACCGTCGTTGAACGTCAGAAACTCGGTCGGCGTCTGAATCTTCATACCGTCACCGTCCCCGCCCGCTCCGCACCGTACTCGCCGTTGATCTCCACAACCAAGATCTGTTGACCGGATGTAACGGAAATCGGCGACACGCCGTCCCATACTGTCCAGGCAGCGCCCGGCGCGCAAGTGTCAAGCCGCTTCGGGAGTGTCAAGCCGGCGCCAACCTGATAGACATAACCGTCGCCATCGTCCAGACTCGGCACGACCGTCACGTCGTAGCCGCCGGAAGAATCCGGCACGGCAATAACGGTCAGGCTGTCGATAACCGGCGCCTGCATGCTGAGATTCAGGTCAAGCAGTTCCGCCTCAAAGTTTTTCTCGAAGACTTCCAGCGCCTGACTGCGGGCGTACCGGCAATAATCCAGCAACAGTTGATAATAGTCCTGATCGTCGGCGGTAAAGTCGAGCGACGCGCCCGCAATTTCTTGCAGGCGCGTCATCCCACGTTTGATGTACCCTGTAACTTCGGCATCCGTGGCATCGTCCTGCCACGTAATTTTCAGATATGACTTGACTGCGGCAAGCAGCCCTTCGGGCAGGTCGACCATAGATTATCACCTCAATTACGCCGTTACGGCTTTGGTATTGACCGGGTTGGTAGTCGGGTTCGCGACCAGCACCTGATGTTTCAGCGGAGTCAGGCCCGAAATGTCGGCAAGAACGAAAGCGTTATTGTCCAGCGGCTGGCCGTTGCCGTACATCTTGATTTTGTAGACCCGGTTGTCGTCAAGGAACTGGAATTCGTCGGAATACTCTAACTGACCGCCGGAGCCACCCTTGCCAACACCCATAAAGTACTTCGAAGCAAGGCCGAAAATAGCCCTGTTGCTCGGTACATTGACATCCTGAACTACTTGCGAAGGATAGGGCAGAACGTTGTTGATATAGGTGCCAGAAGTATTCAGATACGTCATGGCCGGCATTACGAGTGTGAAATAATCCACCGGATTGACTACCATGAGAATGGACGGTACCGGGCGTTTCCTGCCATTCGGCCCCTGTGCCAGCGTGGCAGCAATACCACCGATGGTCTTGACCGACAGGTCGGTAATCACGATCGGCGTTTTGTCCGGATAAACGCCGTTTGTCACGGAACCGTCAAGATTCTTTGTCATGCCGATTGGCATATCTTTGCCGGTTCCGGCCACAATGCCCTGAGACAGGCCATAGCCGAGCGCCTCAGCGAGCACTGCACGGACATAGGCATCCATCCACTCCGGGCCGACGTCCAGCATATCGAGGGACACAGCCATAAAAGCAGTTAGCTTGTTCAGCGTAATGTCCACCGTGCCAATGGCACCGCTGAGCTCAGTCGCAATAGTGGATTTAAGCGCGCCCCATGTTGCAAGCTGCATTCCTTGCTTGTTCACAACAAATTTTGTAATTGCCGAAGTGTTCTGAAAATTGATAGCACTCAGAATTGGGAAAGAGGACTGGATGTCACTGAGTACGTTGTCGATGACTGTCGTCGGGAGTGTCGTACTGTCGAGACCAGTGAAAGCCATCTTCGGGTTGTCGTAGTGCTCTTTCAGAGCGCTCATCCAACCTGTATAGAATTTCTTCTCTTCCGCTGTGAGCTGCCGCACGCCACGACGCGCAAGAATGGAAGAGTCCTGCGTCTGCTGATAAGCTTTAGCATCTTCGACGACATCGGCCTGCAGCTTTACCGCAAAATCTGCAAAAGCGTCGGTCAGAGCTGTCGGATCTTTGCTCTGCATAGCTGCCGACAGATTAGCATTGAGTTCCTGCTTAATCACATCTTTAGATTTCATATCATTTACCTCCGAGTAAAAATTTGAGCAGGTCGGCATTTGTTTGTTCCTGCTCATGTGGTTTCTGGCTTTCGAGATTTCCGTTGATTTCTTCCGCCGCCTGCTTTGCGGCCGCCTTTGCCTTTTCGAGTTCGGCGTAAAAATCTTTGGTATTGAGATTTAGGCCTACCGTCACTGCATTGCTCTTTTTACCCTGCGGTTTTGCCGTGACTTTCTGCAACACTTGCTGCATGACGCTCTGATTGGCGACATTGCTCACCGCGACACTGGAAACCGCCGTCGCGAACCCCATCTTGACCGCATCGTCCGGCAAAATCCATGTGCCCTCGTGGTTCTCACCGTCGAGCATAGCGTCAAGCTGTTCCCGGGTGATGTTCACGCGCTCCATGTAGGCGTTCCCGGCTGCCTGCGAAATTTTGTCGAGCTCATCGGCCTGCTGTCGGAGTTGCGCGCTGTTACCTGCATCCGGCTGCATCCACGCATTGTGGATCATCAGGGCGGAAGCGGAATTCATAATCCGCTCGTCGCCGGCCATGAATATGACGGACGCCGAAGAACAGGCAAATCCCTCTACAATCGTATTGACTTTTGCACTGTGATTTTTCAGCACGTTGTAGATTGCGAGGCCCTCGTTAACATAGCCGCCCATGCTGTTAATGTGGACGTTGATAGTATCAACATCAAGCGCCTGGATGTCTTTCACTATGGAGAGACTGGACGTTTCACCAAAATCGACATCCCATGCTTCTGTAATACCGGTTTCAACAGCATCCACAATGTCACCGAAAATGTAGAGGTCTGCCGAGCGGGTTTGCGCGTTTGTTTCCAGAGAATAATATTTTTTCATCCTGTATCACCTCCCGTCGTGGAATTTGCCGGTGTATCAATCGGCTCATAATTTTTCGTGAGAACGTACCGTTTGCTCCACCACGTGTTGAGCGGAGCGTCGCCGAGTTTCTGCCGCAGTTCGTCGACATTGTAAAGGCTGTCTGAAATAAGTTTGTCGGCTGCCATGGCAACGTCGAATATGTCAATGTGCTTAATGCACGTGGTGTCAATTCTGAGATAGGTTCCAGCGAGGTATGCTTCTTTGCCATACCGCTTCCGGTTGATTTCCGCTTGAAGCAAGTCGACCAACGGATCAATGCAGACCGTCAGCAATTCATCCATGATTTTACTAACGTCGGAAATGTCGCCCTGCAGCAGCGCCGGTGGAATCCGGA